GCTCAGCATTGGCTGGACAGTTGTTATCGTTTGGGTAACTACCAAGTGGGGTAAGGGGGTCCATTTGGATGGCCGTGCTGCGGATTATATCGTCACCCTCTCGAAGGTCTTGGGCAGACGCCCATCCGCTAGAGGTCAATATCATGTGATTCGGGGTGACGGTGAATTCGCTTCCGTCAGCAGTGCAAACCCTCACCAAGCTGCCCTGATACTTGGCAGACATGGCGGAAATCAAACCAGAGGTAATGACGGGCGTTTCGCCTAGTACGCAACCGGGATGGAAAGGCGGGAACTTCAGGTCCTTGTAGGTCTTGTTGTTACCGTTCGTGCCGAATGTCCCGCCCTTGGGGATAATCGGGCACAACCGGAATATCATGTGACACATGGGGCAGGCGTCATCCGAGACGAGCAACTCCCATCCGGCCACGAAATCAAGGCTTTCGGCGGCCTTAACCAGTCCGGTGTTATACGCCCGTGCTGATTCGGTGATTGCGATTCGGCGTGCTCGCCAGCGTGCATTGTCCTTGATCCAAGTGCTGATTCGGTTGGTCAGTTCACCAGCCGTTTCACCGGATTCAATGGACGCGGCGATATCCAGCCGCATGCCTTCCAGCGTCTTGAGCGTGTCGCTAGTGAACTGCTCAATGGTTTCGTTACACAGGTCCAGAACAGCCTCACGGGCGGCTTGGAGCACCTCTGGAGCACGCACTAGCCATTGATCCGCATCCTGCTGGTCAAGCGACACCAGCAGTGACCGGCCTGATTGGTCAATCCATGCCTCGATAATCGGGATGAATTTACCCGCCATATCAAGCGGTGCGGTGAACGGGTCGGCTTCTTTCTTACGGTCGTAAATCGCGAGCCACGGTTTGGCTACGTTGTTGCCCAGTTCCGTCAGGATCCGGCGGGCAATACGCTCCAATTCCGTGCCGCTTGGCATGGCATTGAGCCTGCTTCGGGGTGTTTTGCGTTTCATTTAATTTAGTGCAGGTGTTCTGTCGGTTGAGTCAAGCGTGGTTGCAACGACCGAATAAGCGTCCCAGCCCCATCCGCCCAGGTTCTTTTCACTGATCCAGCAATAGCCCTTTTGGCCCCACTTTTCGGACCACGAATTTTGCATCAAAACCGCCCATTCACCATTCGCTAGCCGCTTCATGCCCATGCCGCCCGTGACGGCGTGATTGTGGGTTCCAGCGTGGTTCATGGGCCTGCCGTAGCTATCCAGTGAATTGAAATTGCCGTTGACTGGCACGCTGAAATTGAACGGTTGGCGAAGTTGCGAAGCGATGCAAAGATCCTTGAATGTTTCGAGCTTGTAACCGATTTCAATTCGGAACCGTGCCGCATCTTGCCGTGCTGACTGGGTGATCAGGCTTGGACTGATAGCGCCCCAAGGCATTAATGGCTCTTCGCATGTGCCGGTTGATTGGAGTAGGGCGAGGGCGTCGGTAATGGATGATCCGACATCGCGACCACGGCACAAAATCGCGTAAGGCATCCAGCCCGAAAGCGGTCGGTACGGTTGGCCTGAGATGTATCTTGCCCATTCCAGCGATGTGGCTGCGGCGTGGCCGTTGCAAGCACCCTTGCCGTTTTGGTCTTTAACTTTGATCGGCGTGTTTGGCCGTAGATCGAAGTCTTTCCAGTCGGACACGGGGATATCCGGCAGGTTGCCCATCGTGGCGAGCATGTTACCGCTAGTGCTTGGCTTGTTGCCAAGGCCCCGCCACTCGCCATCGGGAGTCGGCCAATAGTAGATCATTTGATCGCCTCCAAGATCGCCATAATATCGGCCAGATTGGCGGGTCGAATCACCTTGACAAGCTTGCCGGTTGCATCCTGCAATATCACACAAGGCGTGCCGGTGGCCTGTAGTGACGCCCGAAATCCAAGGCTGTCGATATCGGCCTCTGTCGAGAGGTAAGAACGGTAGTTTATCGCCTTGCGTTCGACCTCTGTTCTAAGGGCGGAATCGGTGCGCCATGCCGCTTGATCAGGGTTGTCTGTATCAACGATCACAGATAACCACTTGACGCCCGTGATGATGTCAGGGATCGGTATTGGGATCGGTCGTGGTTGTGGTGTTGGTCGCGGTGCGATGTCACCGGACCGGATTATCAACACTGTGCCGGATTGCTTGCCCACCAGGTAGGTGTTACCGCCATCGGTGATCGCCCAAGACGGTTCCGACATGGCGGGAAGGGAGGTTGCCACCATGTCAGCACCATGAGCGGAACCGATAATCAGGAGTAATCCGGCCAGAAATCGTCGCATTATTCCCCCTTGTAGACTGCGTGCATCTGTGCCTTCTGACCGTCAATCAATTCGACGAGTTCGTCGGCAGAGATCGTGCCCGGCTCACCAGAGTCGAGCGTGTCGGCAATTCTCCGGAGCAATGCTGGCAATACTGACTGAATCAGCGGCACGGCTACCAGCCTGATCAGGGGCCAAAGGATCGCGAACGGAATGAGCGGAAAGCCCATGTTGTTGCGGTCATCGGCTGAGGCGGTTTGTGTCATTTGCATTTCCCGCCATAGCAACCGATTGCAATTGGACGGTGAAAGATGTTCGGAAAACGCCATCGTGCAAGGCGTGGAGCAGTCGCAACGAACACGACTGGTGCAACTTGCGTGCTGTTGATGGTTGTCACGGTGGTGGCAACTGTCAAGGATTCCTTGACAGTTGGACACTGACCGTTCTGGCACGCTTGAGCGGTGACGAAAAAGAGTTCTGCGAGCATGTGTTGAGCCTTATTTTTGAGGATATTAAGGGATGTTCCCGAAACAGATTTCGGGAACATCGCGAAGTCAATCGGGATCGGGGAACCGTCGCTCAAGTTCTTTGAGCTTCAACTCCTTTTCGATCGCCATTTTTTCACGTTTCAAGCGGATCACGTGGATCGCTTGAATTACGCCCGCAGCCGCCATAAAGATGGCCGGGATTGTCTTTATCAATGCAATCACGACTGAGTCCTCCGGCCGATTTGCAACTTCTGCAATCGTCCAGATGGAAGATACGCCGTACAACGGCATACTGAGAATGGAATAATCAGAAGTAGCCGGAATATCAGTCGGTTGCATTTATGTTAGCTCAGTGATGGTGGGAGTTTATCGCCTGATGCGAGGTAACGGGCAAGCTGGGCGACTGCAAATGTGATTGCAATTCCAAGCGGCGCGATTGTGTCTACAATCTTAGGCAGATCCGCTTGGATCACGCCGACGGCTGTGATAGCACCCACAATAGCAGCACGGATGATTGTTGAACGTGCTTGGTCGTAGTTGACTTGACCCAAAATATCCTTGATCACTTTTTTTCACCTTTCGTTATTGGCCTCTTGCGATACTCCCACGGTGCAATCACCGAGGGATCTGACCACAAGCCCCGGCTGGCTGTCTTGGCCTGTGTCTGAGCGGATTGTAATTGGGTATTACGTTTGGCGTATTGTTCATACCAATGAGCCATGCCAGTTTCGACCATCGTCAGACTGGTGTCTTTGCCAGCGATTTCAACTCTCGCCAGCAGTCGCCCGTAGCGGTCCTTTTTGCCCGGCTTGACCGTGACAACTTGACCGAATACCAAGCCTGATAGGGCTTGTTTGCTAGCTTGGCCGAACGGTTGCTTCAGCTCCGGCGCGTCAATGCCGTCAAGCCTGATCTTGATTGTTTCATCTGTCCTGACCGTGATCGTGTCGCCATCGTAAACGGCTATAACTTTGGCTTCAAACGGTGGGGCGAAGGCGAGTAGGATCGTGGCAAGTAAGGTGATCATGTGCCGTTTCCGTTTGGTGGTGCTGCTGGCGTGTCTGTCCACAATTCCAATCCACAGGCCGAGATGAACGCCTCAAAGCCGGGGTCTGGATCGCCTGGCACGGTGATCGGAGCGTTGCCATCAACGATGATGCCGTCTGGAAATGCAATCGTGATCGGTTCGCCGTTGCTATCAATTCCGATGTCGGCTTGAAATCCAATCGCCAAAAACCACGCCTCAGCCTGATTCAAGCATGTTC